CTTTCCTTCTGGAACAACCACCGAGGGGAGGGGACGCAGCAGAACGTTGTGGGATGGATCCGCGATGTACCTACAAACAGTTCCCGATGCGTCGCCTGACAGTTGAAATCCCTTGTCAGCAGGACAGGGTGCTACACATTGAAACATCCCGACGGGTGATAGTGTGAACTCGCTCGGACAATTCCCCATTATAGTTTGGTGAGATAGATTCCTACTGCCGTTCCGACACACAGAGTCAGAAACGCAATTCCGTGAGCGTAGGGTGCTGGAATGAGGACGTATATCAACAACGCAATCAGAATCGTCGTGAGCGCGACTTGGATTAGATGGAGGTTCTTGGCTGCCGTTGCTAGGATTGATTTCCGTGCCGCCTCAATGTCGGACGCGGGCTGTGTCGGCGGTCGCAGTGGTTTGAGCGAATCGGCAGTGCTCTTAACCGCAAACGCGGCATACTGTCCTTGGATCTTTGAATGTTCCGCAACCGTCGGATCTGGATTGTCCGAAACAGTCGATGCGCCTGCTCCCATTACTTAACGATTGGGAAAAGAAGACCTGATGCTGCCGAAAATCGGGAGCGTGTACCGAGCCTCCGTGCTCGCCGACGGGGACTGCCACTTGCCCTTGGGCACGGCGCCAGAGGCGAGGTACGGCGCAACCTGAGCGGCAAGGCGGATGTAGCGAGTGTTGTCGGAGGCTGAACCCACCTGGGCACGAAAGGGCGTGTCGCCAACGAGCTGATACGGAGAGGTTCCCATTTTGTTTATAGCCAACAAGAATAATGACCGAGGTCGAGGATGATTTTGCGACGCTGACTCGCGCATACAGGTTCAATCTGTCCGAGTATCGTGTGACTGGCAACGTCGCAAACAAGACGGCGTATGAACTTGCGCAAAGGGGGATTGAAGACCGAATTGAGGCACGGAAGAACAACATCGGGCAGAACCAGCAGTACATTCGCGACTTCCTGGCAAAGTACCAGGACACGAACAAGACGCTGGTGGATCTGCATGAGAAATCAAGGTTCATTCAGTCCGAAGGACCCCGACTTCAGGATGAGTACATTGCCGCACAGCAACGTGCTCCGTCCGTCGACGCGGTCGACAACACGACGCTCTACGTAAAGGGCGCGATTGTGCTCGGTCTGATGACGCTCATTGCACTCGTTGCCACAGGTTGACGTTTGAACAGCAGCACCACAAACAGGAACGCACACGAGACTCCAAATGCAAAAAGGTAGAGCGTGAATGTCGCATCAAACTTGGTTGACTCATACTCCCGAATCCGCCGAAGTGTTTCGAGCGAGTCCGTGCTTGCGATGAGTCCGTTGTAATCATGCTGAATTCGAGTGAGTTTCCGAACAAGTTCGTCGCGATAGGTGTCGATCTGTGTTGGGTCTGCCGTTGCCGCGGCTAGAAGGGCCGAGACGGTCTGTGCCAATTGCAGATTTGCATGCCTCGCGCCTTCGGCATCCCCCTTTGCGATCGCCGCCTCGTACTCTGCCTCCTGGCGTTGAAACGTCTTCTTCAAATCCTCCATTGTTATTGCGTCACAGAAACATCTTCGACACAATAGCGGTAGTACAGACTTCGCCCCGCACTGTCGCTGTGTCGCAGAACCTCAATCACATCGCCAGGAATCGCACCAACCCACTTGACCATCGTGTCCTGTGAATCAATGTACGGCAGCTGGTTCGCGGGGTCTGAGATCTTGTAGTCCTCGAACATCTTCTGCTTGTCGTCCTCGTTCAGGATTCGGTGAGGCATTGCCATTCGATGCGTCGTGATGTCGAACTGGAGTTGGCGGATGTGGAAGAACTGCACTCGTTGCTTCGCATGAGACTTGACGACGCGGGACACGTTGTCAGAGGGGGGAGACATTGCAACGATGATGACGCCGTTGGTATACGTGTTTTCCCCCGCAAACTTCAGGAAATTGTTGATGTCGCGTTCAAGCACCTTGTCCTTCTGACTGAAGACGACGAGGATCCCGCCGATTGTATAAAGGTTCGTCGCTTCCATCGCCTTCTCGTCTGTCGTCACCCGATCCGTCTTCGTGTCGAGCTTTCGTCGCCCGAGCATTGTGCGCAAAGTAGCAAGTGCGGTGTCCTCCATGATGTACCTTGTTAAATGACTAGATTCGAAACCATCCGTTTTTTTCGGGTGAGTGAACAATGAAGTACGGTATTCCTATTTTCGGATTGGTGGTGGCGTTCCTTGCCGTCCTGTACATCCTCACGCTGTCGTCCAAGGAGAAGTTCTCGAAGGAGCTGGTCGACATGACTCAGGAGAAGCGTACAATGGACTATGAGGACTCGTCGTACGTCCAGCGCACAAACCACTTCGAGGCTGCACCTTACAGCATGGCGCCGCTGGAGGGCACCCAGACGCCGTTTCAGGTAAATCAGTTTAAGAGCTACATCACGTAAAGATCCCAATGTATACAAAATCAAAAATCCCCAAGGCAGTTCGTGAGCAGGTTTGGCTCGTTCACATTGGACCGAAGTTTCAGTCGAAATGTGAGGTAGTTTGGTGCAAGAACATTGTTAACGTGTTTGATTTCCAGTGCGGACACAACATCCCCGAGAGCCGAGGGGGGACGACGGACATCTACAATCTACGCCCCATCTGTGCGCGATGCAATGTCAGTATGGGGAATCAATTCAGTATTGATGAGTGGAATACGAAGTATGCGTCTGTACAAAAAAAGTGGTGGAGGTGCTGGGGTTAATCCTCCCACCTCTTTCGTTTCTTTAAGGGCGGAATCGGGCGCGGAGCCACAGGAGGCGGCGGTACCACATCCTCATACTCCCCCGCCCACCACATTGCCTTGAGAATCACGTAAATCGAGAGTCCGACAATACCCGCTCCAATTGGTCCAAGTGCGTCCTCCATTTGTATTCACCCCCGCGCTGTCTTTAACTCATAGATCAATTGTAGGGATCTTGGAAGGCGGCGGCGGCGGAGTTGTCCCCGCTGCACGATGCTTAAGAACTTCGCTCCAGAACGACGTCATTGCCTCAATCCCAGTCGGCAACCACGCAGGATCCTTTGGCACGAAATCCGACTTGATGGATGCGAGCGTCCAGTACAGGATCTGCGAGTCGTCATTGGAGATTGTTGCGTTGTACACGACCTTCCCGTCCTCATACACTGCAAAGGACCCCTTGCGTCCCGTGAATTGAAGCCACTCGTGGTACTTCACCACCTTGAACCGAAACTCAACGTACTCACACTCATCAATCCCCGTGCACTCCATTTGCATCTGCATTTGGTGCACGTACGACGACGGGATCTCCGGCTTCATCTCGCGAGACATGGGGCACTTGAACTCAACGAGTCGACCGTACCGCTTCTCGTCCCCATTCGTCGGAACAATCAGTCCGTCGGGGGAGGCACCCAGAAAGTCGTAGACGGGGTGGGAGACGCACGACACGTCATACACCTTGCAGTGAGTTGTCTCCTCGAAGATCTGCTTGGCGATGGGTTCAAAGCGAATGCCCCACATGAGCGCAGGAATTCCCGCACCGTTGGATTCGACTGTTGCGGGAGGTTCCAGCTTCTTGAGCATGAGTTCAAGTCGGGAGGCGTCAGATCCAAACACCTTGCTGACTTCCGATGCGGTGATCATTGTCCCCCGCTTGTTGAGCCACGCGACGGAGCGCTGGTCGTTGTGACCGTACATCCGCATCACTCGCTCGAAACACCGATCCCGTCTCCACAGCAGACCGATCTCACCCCCCATCATCTCATTCGCCAGTCGCTTGAATCGACGATACGTCGCCGACCATGTCAGTTCGGGTTGCAGCACCATCGCCGCCATCGCAAAGTGCCTCACCCGCTTGTTCAGGTGGGTGTACGGACGGTTGTCCAGCAACCAAGTTCTCAGTAGCTGCTCCATTGCTCTCTATGCCACTTGTTGCGTGAACGTCCGTTTTCTGGATGTCGCCATACAGTGCCTTTACCGACATCTCATACGTCTCGTGGCTCTCTGCACCCTCCATCCATCGCACCTCGCCCGGGAGTTTGGCAAACATCTCGTTAATCATTTCTCCAAAGGAGCGCTCATACTCAGGGAGGGCTGCAAGGTCTGCCCCTGCTACAATCTCATTGTCCACGAAGGAGTCGTTGTCGATCTTGCCGTACATCTTCGCGAGTTCCTCCTCAAACTCCTTGCGAATCCTCTCGTTCTTTTCAAGCGTTGCGGGGTCTTCCATTGATGTGATTCGATGAAGGTGTTTTCACAGGACGAACGCAAACCAGCAAAGATGGAAGTGATTCAGAGCAAGGAACAGTGGGTTCTTCACAGACTCGAGGCGTTCTACTCCAATTCCGCAAACTTTGAGCGCGTGCAGTCAATTCTGTCGGGGGGGTCCAATATCAGTCTTCGTCTGCTCGATTGGCTTGTTACGAACTACGCGAAGAAGCACAACATCTCCTTCCTCACAACAGGTGGACGCCACGTCATTGTCTATCTCGCCTACAAGTCGCACTTGAAGGCATACAGCAAAAAGATGTTTGACCCTTTTTGTCGATGGAAGCGCATTCAGTTCATGGGACTCGACACGACGGTGGGTCAACTCAATTTCTTCGAGTGGGCGATCCAGGATGAAGTGCTCGACTTTCTTGAGTCGAATTACAATGCCGTTCATGCGGACATGGAGTCGTGCTCCGTGACACTTCAGTCCAAGCAGGTGGAGGATGGAACTCGGCGGAAGAGGCATGAACTCTCTCGCTCCGCAACCAAGTCGGTGCGTCATCATGACGCGAGGATTACTGTGAAGTTTGAGTAAGGAATGTTCTCAGTCGTCTCACCTGGGTTTGTGTATACCGACGTGTCGCGGGACATTGTCGAGCACGACATTGACGTTGTGAGCGACCTTTGGACGTTTGACGATCGCGAAGTCTATCGCGGATCTCGCGACAAGAAGTACGCTCATGCAAACGTGTATTGGCTGTACAGCGAAGAGCTGGAGCGGGTTGGCTGTGTTGAGCATGATCCGGTGAACCACTCGAAGTTCCAGACACTCTGGTTTCACGAGAACCCCTTTGCGACGCTGCTGCAAGAGGAGGAGTGGGAGTCGCACGACACGATCTGGTCGACTCTCCCACAACGAAGTGCGGAACTGTTTTTGGCGAATGGGTGGACGACACCCACCCTGTTCCTGGAGCACTGCCTCCAAGGTCCGACCCGCGTCATCAGTCCCGCAATGTTGATGAAGATGCCCGAGGTGGTGGAGTGCAACAAGTGCAGCAAGAAGTCGTTGACACCCTTTGAACACGGATTTGCGCGCCCACTCGACTTCCCGTCAAAGGAAAAAATCTTGTTTTTGGACGATGATATGATTGTTTGCGTCCCGCCTAGTTCATCCCGTGTTTGGTCGCTGATTACGCAACTGCAACCACTCGGCGCCGATTCTTCGCTGCAGGAGCAGGAGCAGGAGCAGGAGCATCAAACGGCACCGTCTCCTCCTCCGCCGTCTCCTCAACCGTCTCAGACTCCCGCGCAGGAGGCGCCGTCTCAGTGACCTCCTCATCCATCTCATCCGCAAAGACCTGCGCTGCCGTCAGGCGCTGGGGAGGAAGGACGCGCGCGTACCCGATGCGCCACGTGACCCCGAATCCCTGCCCGCTGACGTAGATGGAGGGTGCGACCACGATGCTCGCCTCAACTCGCTTGGGGAAGACCGCCTCAAGGTTCTCGGGCGTCATTGCAATCGGATGCCCCTCGTTGTCAACCACGTCCATCGACACCTTGCCGTCGTAGACCGGGACCTTCATCCGGAAGCTGGGAGGATACTTGCCGTTGGGCACCCACTCGCCATTGACCTTGTCCACCGAAGGACTCATCAACGACTTTAGACTCTCACGCAGGATCTCCTCCTTGCGAGTCTTGCCGAACCACTGTCCGCTGCTCTTGACGGATGCCTGAAGAACCTTCTCCTCGAGATCCTTCAGGAAATTGTAGAGCGTGCCGACCTCACCCGCGTCTGCGGACGCACGATCCCGCGCGAAGGGGTCGCAGTTCTTGAGACTGGCAGAGAGCGTGTAGTTCATGCCATTCTCTGTCTCCTTGATATTGACGCCCATGGAGTACATCATCTTGGGAATGCGAAGCTGAAGGTTCTGCCCATTGTACTTGACGGGAACCGTCTTACCGCCCGCCTTGTTTGCTCGAATGTCGCCGATAGAAACCTTGTTGATGTCGATAGAAGCGACGTTGATGATTGCGTTGGTTGCCATTGTGTCTGTTTGTGCTATCTCAGTGGGTTGGACGCCCAACTTCCATTTTCCACTCATGTTTCCTGATTCCGTCCAACTTACAACAAGCATCCTCAGAAGAAACAATGCAACGGTGCGCTGCCGTTAAAAACAAGAAGTCGGAACTACAGTGTTCGGCAAAAGCGATTGGGGCACTCACACTCTGTGGACGGCACGCAAAGGCAAAGACGGTCGCGCTCTGGGCGGTTGTCAATGCAACGAAGATCGGGAGAATTGCGAGGTTCCAGGCGCTCATACGAGGGTGGTTGGTTCGAAGG